TATCAGCCCAGTAGGCTGCACTCATCTTACCTTTACTAATGTTCTTAGCGTGTCTAGCCTTGAACGACTTCTTCCTAGCTTTCTCAGCAGCAGTCTTAGGACTCTTACCTGCACCACTTACTCCTTGCTGACCAAACCTGATGGTCTTAGTTTTGTCGCCTTCCTTGGCTACAACCACATGAGACTTTGTAGGATGATTAGGTGTACGTTTAGGTTTGTTATAACCTGATACACCTATCCTACTTAGCTTACTATCTTTCTTAGTTGCCATATTATTGTCTAAACCCTCTTGCTTTTAGTTCTAGTATTACAGATTTACTTATCAAACCCTTTCTATAAAACTCTTGTAATAAAGATGGATTATCCATAATCATGTCAGCTCTATCACTAACACTTAAGTTTTTAATTAACTTATCTCTGCTATCTAGGTTAAGCCTACTTTCTTTTATTCTACGTTTAAACTCTGTAACTAGTTTCTTAAATACTAATGGATTACCTTGTGACACTTCTCTCATCTTACTTATTTGTTGCGCCCTAGGTAATCCAGCTATATGGTTATCAAACAACTCTGAAGTAGACTCTGCCCTGTTGATAGGTATTGGTACATACTGCCTATCTAATAAGCCAATAATATCTTTAGAAGATATACCACCCTCTTTTAAAACTTCTATTCTTTCTTCCTCTGTATAACCCAACCTTCTTAAACTCTCATCTTTAGAGGAAAGTTGCTCAAAGACTCTTGCCCTTACTTCGTTAGAATCTTTATACACTTTAGCTAATGCTTCAGGTGTTAAGTCCTTATCATAGTCTCTTGCAGTAGTGTAATCACTTTTTAAGTTACGCATAGCTTTAGAGTCATGCCTTATCTTGTGCCTTACTTGGTCATTTACATTAAACTTTACTATACGATTACCTAACTGCCTCTTCATAATTTCAGCAAAGTTGTATCTTGGGTCATCACTTACTAAAGAGTCTACTATCTTATTACCTTCTCTAACTGCACCCGGTTTAAATGTTTCATTTACAAAGTAGACTAGCTGGTTTTTAAAGCTCTCCATTTGGTCAGGGTCATCAGAAATAGTCTTACCGTAAGCATCCCTATTATCTATAGCCCTATAAGCACTAAGACCTACAAAGTTACCCTCACCTACAAACTGGTCTACAAAAATACCTGTTAGGTTAGATAAAGGTTCATCTTTAAAGGCAGATGACATCACCTCAGATATAATAGCATGAGGTACAATGTAAGACATATTGGCGTAAGAACCTTCCTTTGTTTCTGGGTCGTACGTAAACAACAAAGACTTGTTCTTATCAAAGTCTGCAACAGCAGTCTCTTTAAGCATAGCTTCTGTCTCAGCATCTACATTATTCATAGAGTTGTAACCTTGTCTCATAGCCTCTGTACCTGCTACTACTCCAGATAAAGCTACTAACCTAGTTACACCCTCTGCTTGCATAGCTTTCTGATTAGCCTTAGATACATCTAGCCCAAGCTCTTGACCAAACTTACCTGTAGCCATTTGTTTAGCAAACCTTACTTGGTTATATATGTTCCTAGAGAACTCTGCTGTAAAGGCTACGAACTGTGGGAATACCCCAATCCTTTGAGCAGCCCTTACAATAGGGCTTAACTTCTCGTAGTTCTGGAAGGTGTCATTTGTAAGTTGAGCAGCAGACCTTTTAATTTGTTCTCTACTAGCTTGAGGAAACATTTTAGAAAGTCTTTGTTGGTTGTGAGTCCATACACCAAACCTAGCTGCTGTATCTGTAGCGGAGTACGCTTTACTAAGTGGGTCAAATATATTACTTAACTTTTTTGAGAAATAGCCTTGGTTTAATGTATCTCTAATATCAGATTCTAGTACGTTAGCAGGACCTAAACCATACTTCTTCATTTCATCTCTAGCTAGATACAATTCTTTAACACCCAACTCAGTATCGCCAGTTAGTTTTTTCTCTAGCCAACTATACTCAGATGCAGCATACCTTAAACCTCTGGCAGTACCTTTAGAAAAGGGGTTCATACCCATACCCAACATTGTAGTCATAGCACCATAAGCATTAACAGCATACGATGGTGGGTTAAGAATAACCTTAACAGCTTTTGATGCACCAATAGCAGAGTAAAATAAATCTCTTACTAAACTAGAAGTAACGTCTGCACTATCATCTAAAGAACCAGATGCAAAAGACCTATTGAGAGCAGCTTGAACTACGTTAGGTACATAGCCTTTTGTGACAACACCACTAGGTAATTCTAACTTAACGTAAGTGTTATCATTAACTGGGTTATCTGATAGTAGTCCTAGTTTTTTAAGTTGGTCTACAGTATTTATATCAACTTGATTTCTATATACAAGTTTACCAACACCCTCTAAACTACCCCTGATACGCTCTGCTGGGTCTATTACCTCACCTAAAAACTTTCTTTCTTCTACGCCTAAATCTTCCTTAAATCTAATTACTCCATTGTTAGGTCTTGAGATATTGTCTCTGGTATTACCACCAAGCCCTCTAGCCCTGTTAGACTCATTTATTAAAGTCCTTAGTCTTGCATTAGCAAACGCCTCCGCTTTTTCTAAAGACTCTTTTGGATTGTCAATAAGGTATTTTTGTATCAACTCTTTACGAGCTAATTCTTTTTGTTTAGCATCAAACTTAAAGCCCTTATCTATAAACGCCCTATACTCCCTAGTAACATAGCTTTGCTCTGGCTTAAGTATAGACTCTGAAACAGTACGCAATAAAGCATTTTGTTCTTGGACATCTAAATGATTAAATCTTTCTGTACTAAGTTGATTTACTAATTTTTTCTGTAGGTTAGTAAGCTCCTTGTCAAACATTTTAAGAGTGGCAGATAATCTAGTGTTAGAGTATTCAGGCTCTATAGTTCTTGTTACTAAGAACCTATTTACAAATGCAGCATCTTGTGGGTTTTGCTCTAAGTGTTCAGTTATGTTTCTAGCAAACTTACTAGCACTATCCCTTACAGCAGATAACTCTTTATTAGCTTGGAAGATTTCATTATGAACACCTTGTCCAGTTATCCTACTAGGAACTAAATAAGAAAGGGCTTTTTGGAAGAGGCTACCTTCTGTGTTTGTAGCATCAGCAAGAATTTTGTTAGCTTCTTTTTGAGCAACTGTATCTGCTACTTCACTAACCCTAACCTTAACTTCTGGAGCAACCTCAGAAGAAAAAAAGTCAACATCTTTTAGTTTACTACTCTCCTCAAACTCTGCTTTAACCTCATCGTCTTTTATCTTCTGTTGTAACCTTCTATTTCTTCTTATGTAATCTTCTACTGTTGTAATAGATTCTTTTTCTAATGTTGGTTTTTCAGTAGTAGGTTCTACTTTGCGTGGTTCGTAGGCATCAATCAAAGAGGTATCTTCAGCACTAAATAACTCTAGTTGGTTTAACTCTTCTACGTCATTTACATCTTCTTCTGTTATCTTACCATTGGTAATATCTAAGTCTATCTCATCAGGAGTCTTGCCAGCAAACTTACTTAAGCTCTTAGTAGCCTTAGGTAGAATTGCTCCTAAACCACCACCAAAGATAGTACCAGCAGCAGCACTCATTAAAAATCTTTCTGCGTCTGGTAGTTGTCCTGTATCTATTAAAGATGCAACTGTAGATTCTCCAGCACCGAAAGCAGCACCACGTTTAGCTTCTGATGCTGCTACTTGCCTTACTAATTCTGGAGTAATCTTTGTACTAGCATTAACACCCTCTAGTAATTTACTACCTTTTACAAAGTTTAAGAAGCCACCTGCTGTTGCCCTACCAATAGAAGTCTCTCCACCCTCTATCTCTTGAGCAACCAAACTACCTAGAAACCCAGCCCCAAAAGTACCTGCAATAGCTACACCCGCACCTACAGGTCCACCTATAGCTGCCCCCGCTGCGATTGCCCCCATCTGTCCACCAGTAGCTACACCTAATTCAGCAAGAAGTCCTGTTGCTATGTCTCCCCCAGAAGGACTAAAGGCTTGGTCAAACTCTTCTTGAGTATAACTAAATGTACCATCTTGGGGTGTTTCTGTAGGTGTACTTATATTACCAAATGCTGCATCAATTTCTTCTTGTGTATAAGAATATACCATTTAATACCCTTCTTATTCTGGGTTAGCTGTTACTAACACTGTAGCTTTATTATACTCTGCTTTTGTTAGCCCACTTTCTTCTTGTGGAAGTTTGACTAAATCTCTCATAGCATCTATATCTCTATCTCTATAACTCTTCTTTTCTAAAGCCCTTGAAACCATTTGTACTTGACCAACCCTTTCCCGACTATCCATAGCCTCTCCCAAACCTTTAAAAGGACTATAAAGAAAATCTAGGGTTTTATCAAACTGACTAGGTTCGTGAGTATACCCTTGCCCTGCTACTTCTTCCTGAGCACTAGACACCGCTAAAGGAAGAAGACTTCCATTTGGTTGTACCACGACTTGTTTACCTTCAGCATTTGTAATTACGTCTCCGGGTTTATATGAGTTATTTGCTGATGGTGGGGTTGCTCCTCCTCCGGGATTAAAAAGGTTCAATTCGTCCCGTGCCAGTTTAATCCTAGCTTCTTGGTTATCAATCTGTGCTTTTTGGAAAGCGGACAACTCACCTCGCTCCTTCAGTCTCTGAGCTTCTTTAGCCTCAGCCTCCTCTGCCTGTTTAGCTAGTGACAGAGCCCTTAAAGCGTTTTGAGAGTAGCCATTATCATTAAAACTTACTGCTATTCTATTATAGAACTGGGATTGTGACTCTCCCTCTACAGGCTTTAAAGATTGTGCAAGTTGATTAGCTCTTTGCATTTGTCCAGCCACTTGTTCTTCTGGACTATCTGCAAATAACTTACCACCAAGTAAGCCTAAAGCCTTACCTACGGCATTTGCTGCACGCTCTCCCCTAACCTTATATTGCCCCGGTTGGTTAAAGGCTTCCATAACATTTTTACGAGTTGCATCCTGCCTCTCCTTTAGTATATCTTCTGCTGATTTAAAATCAAATAGTCCAGCCATTTTATAATACCCTATGTATGTGTGTTTATTTGTTTAAACTATTAGTTATGTCTTTTTACTAGAAGTCTTGTGCTGCAAGCATACGTGATTGCTCACTGCCAAAGTTAGTGCCATACTCAGTACCCATAAATGCACCAACAGGGTTAAACCCACCACCACCACTAGAAAAGGCAGAAGTACCTGCTAGAGCAGCTTCAGACATACCACCTGTAGCGTATGCAGCCCCCACCCTTACAGCACCTTCTAACACTTGACCTAGTAAGTCTGGCTCTTCAGGAGTTGCTTGTGCTATTGCAGCAGCAGCCTGTTGTCCTTGAGCAAATGCACTAGCCCCTTGAGCAGATGCAGCACCCCTTGCTTGTTCAGCAGTAAGACCGAGTTTCATAAGCTCTGCTTCTCTTGCAGTAATAGCTTCACCAAACCCAAGCATACCAGTAGAGCCAAGGAGTAGGTTTTGAGCGCGTTGTTGTTGCATTGCTTCATTAGTGCCAAAGATACCAGACTCAATACCATACGCTTGTTGCTGTTCACCAAGTGCTTGTTGTCTTGACTGGGCAGCTAGGTTAGCTAACGTCTGAGATTGTGCTCTACCAAGACCATATGCGTCAGGGTTTACCATACCACCTGCACCTGCTCCAGCAGACTCTCCTGCAAGCATAAGCCCCATACGACCACTACCAAATAAGTCTGATTGTAGTTGTTGTCTTTGTTGTGCAAAAGATGGTTCTAGTAATGCAGACTGCTCTCTGAATATATCAGAGGTACGACCTGCTAAATCTGTATCAAATGAAAACTGTGCAGCCTCTCTTCCATAGGCTTCAGGAATTTGAGACATAAGTCCTGACACACCACCATAACCTGCTTGTTGAATCCCTTGTAGTGTTGGGTCTAAGGTAGTAGACCAAGCATTATTTTTTTTATCGTATTCTGTACTACCTACACCAGTCGTTAAAGTATAAGGTTTAAATACAGCATCCTGAGCCATCCGAGCTGCTCTAGGGTCAATCTCTGGTTTATCACCACCACCTTTTCCACCACCACCCATTATACTATCTCCTGTACTGGTAATTCATAAAATGTAAAACGGGACTTAAACCCATCATCTTTAAATACTTTACTCCAACCATTACGTCCTAACGACTCAATAATGTCACAACCAGTTGAATAAGCAAAACCTTGTATAGTCTTTAACATATCTTCCTTCCACAATTCTAATTCTGTACCACCAGTAAAGTGCATAATAAGAGACTTTAACTGTGGGTACTCCATAGGCTCTGTAATAACAAAACCAAATATCTTATCTTCTTCGTGAGCTATCCATAATTGTTGGTTAGGGTTTTTCTTTACAGCGTTACGAATATCATTAGCTGTAAACCTACCGTAAGTATATTCGGCACAACCTTCAAAGTATTCTTTTACTCTGTGCCAAACTACGTCTACTTCTTGATTAGGGAAATGTGTAATTTTCATATTAGGCTGTGCGCTTCCACATATACACTGTAATGTAAGGTTGGTAGTTTTGGTCTGTACCACTAACGCCCTCTGTGCTATTGGCTACAGTAATGCCTGTTGTCTCTGTTGAGGTGTTCTGACCATTTGCAACATACCTAGCACCAGCTCCATAATAATCATTATCAACACCAGTCAGATTATCATTAGTTTGTTTATGACTGTGTCCGGGGTCTGTTACTGTAGCTGTGTGGGTGTGGCTAACAACAACAGCATCAGCACTACCACCAGTCTCCTCAGCAGCATCAAATAACGTATTACCAGCATCAAAGCCTACAGGGACTCTACCTGCACCAAATGCTGTCCATGTCCCAAAACCTAATAAGGTAGCTGGATTAGTTGAGTTAGTAGCGTTAGTATAGATAGAACCTACTGGATATAGTGCTAGTTTAGCTGCTAGTATTGCAGCATCTACTACAGCAGAATAGTTGTTTAATGCAGTAGTCACAAAATTAGTAGTAGCTATTTGTGTTGTGTTAGTGCCTGCACCAGCATTGGGAGCAGAAGGTACTCCAGTTAAAGTAGGGCTATTTATATCTGCTTTACTATTAACAGCAGTTTGAATAGCGTTATACTCATCATTGATTTCTGTACCACTTACAATCTTTAAAGGGTCGCCAGTCAATAAGGCATCCTTAGAAGCAAAGTCTGTGGCTTTTACATAATTACTCATATCTTATAATACCTTTATTGTGTTCTTCCAGATTTAATAAATACATCAAGTCTTTGAATACTGAGTGGCGCACCATTTATCTCTGCTTCAAAACCACCTTGAATAACTGTACCACTACCGCCAACAGGGTTACTTATAGTTCTAATACTAATACCCCCAGTGTACTCCGCTACTGTATATTCATCCTCACCAAAGTAGTAGGGTGTACCCTCTCCTTCAATAACGTAAGGGTAGCTAAAGTATTTAGTAGAGTAGTCAAAGCCTAGTTTAGTTACGAATGTTTGGTTATCTGGTGCAATCAATGTTACACACAACCTTTTAGCTATCTTAGCTATATTACTATTACCTAAGTCAAAGTAGTTAGTGTAATACTTAAAGTTAAATGCACTACCATTATCCTGAGAACCAAAGTATTCAGCTAAACCATTAGCTTGGCAGAATAGTAACTTGCGTTCATCAGAATCATAAACAAAGTTAGTATGAGTTATTTCTATCCACTTAGTAATTCTAAGAGAGCCATCTTGTAAAGGACTTCTGGTATCAAAAGCGTAAGCAACACTAGCACTAGGAAAGTAAAGTAAATAGAAAGCAAAGTTAGGACAGTACACAGCTTTAATGTTTGTGTCTGTACCTTCATTCTCTACAAACGTAATCAAATCATCACGTACGTTTTTAGATAAATCTCTTAGTGGTTGTGACTTCTCTTGTATAGTTCTACCTAAAGACCTAACACCTGTAGATGATAAGAACATAATATCATCGCCAACATTCTGTATAGTGTTGTGAGATATGCAACCAATACCTTCAATAGTCTCTACTAGAGAGAGTGTAGTAACATCGAAGCTCGCCTCAAAACTATCTCTATCTTGAAACAACATGATAGAGTTCTTACAGAATACTACTAAGAAACCGTTATGTGCGCCTAACCCAGTAATAACATCACTGTTCTTAGCAAACGTACCAGCTATGTTTAGTTGACCAGCACTACCTGAACCCCATTTAGTACCATCTAACAGGTCAGAAAAGTAAACTACTGTTTTATTAGAGTTAGTATCAGCAGCCCATAAACGCCCGTATGCAGACATAACTATGTTAGCCTGTGGTGGTGTACCATCATACCCAGTAAAAGTGTCTATAGACTTAAACTCATCTGTAGTAGTCTCGTTTGTATATACTAAAGGCTTGTAACCTCGTTGAAAGAAGTAAGTTCTGTCATTAAGGCTGGCAGCAGTCCAGTTACCAGCAGAGATAGTATCTGTTGTACTAGGAGTAATAGCTGTTAAATTGCTATAACCTTTATAAAATGTAGTGGCGTTCCAAGACAAGTTTCTTTTAACACCAGATAAATCTAAAGAGATGTGAGTGCCTAATAAATTAACACCATCGTTAGCATTATCAACACCGCCCAATTGAGTTGTACGGTACGCCCAACCTTTACGACTACCTAACCGACCATACTTATCTATTACACAGTTGTCAGCTTGTAAGGCAAAGCCAGCTTCTAGTGTTACACCAGCCTCTTGAGTATTAAGACCAAAAAAACCGGGGGCTACGATTGATGCAGCTTGTAAAGGTTTAGCCATTATAAGTCACCGTACTAGAAGTTTCTTCCACAGTTAAAATACAACTAACACCAGTAGAACCAGCATTGCCTCTTATCTCATAACCAGCTTCTAACATTACATAGCCACCATCTTGTTTAAGCTGTATAAAATCTCCAGAACCTAGAGACTTAGAACCTAGTACAACTATATCTACACCGTTAGATATTTCTAAATGTACGTTAGAGATAGTAGAACCAGAACCATTAGATATAAATGCTAATACCCACTTAGCTTTAGTATTAGGTGGTACAGTATACAATAACGCTGTACTATCAGTAAGAGCAGCAGTAGTTAAGTTTTCTGTTAGTATACTCTTAGCCCGCATTAGCGTGCCACCCAGATAATTTCTTCAGGGTGCTTACCGCAATCTAATGTAATAGCATCTGATAAGGCACGTTCTGCTATAGCGTAAGCAGTAACAGGATTAACACCACCATCTTCACCACGTTCTTCAATAGCCATAGCATAAGCTAATAACTCTACAGGTTTAGCTGGAACTTGAATAGTATCTGCCTCTGCCTCTAAATCAGGTTGACGTTGTACCATATTAAAACGTAACGTATAAGTATCATCAGGTATAGGGTATAAGTCTACTTGAGTATCTCCATCAGAACTAATACCATTGAAGCTGTAGTAGTAAGGAGAGCCTGTAGCTGGCTCAGAGTTTAAGAATAAACCATTAAAGCTATGAGCATCTTTATACTGAAGAAAGAAATCATCAGTATCATTAACTACATCTAGGATGTCAAAGTTATTCTGAGTACCATTTAACTCATAACTAAAAATACCAGACGTAGTAGTTGCCGTTAGTGTAGTACGTAAAGCAGACCATTTCCATGCTTCCTCCACAACTTGTTTAGCGTCATTAACGAATATACCGATAAGAGCAGAGTAAGCTGTTTCTTCTACAGACGTAACTGTCCTCTCTCTTAATCTCTTTAGGATTTTATTTACTGTTTCTAAATAAGTCATAGTTATTATTTACTTCCTAAAATAAATTTTTATTTATTGTATCATATTT